CGACGCTTCCTCGATTCCTACGCTCAACTTCCCCGACAAGCCGCTCGACACACTCCTGCGCGAAATCCTCGACGCTCACGGTGCGGGTTTTGCCTGCAATATCCTCTGCAAAGCTCCCAGAGTGGAGGACTTCTTTGACAAATGGGACTTTGTGTTCGTGGGCCGCGCGGAAGTGACAGAATGGCGCAGCTATAGCTATAAAACCCAGCAGCAGCAACTGCGCGATGTGCGCAACCGCATGGTACGCGTGGACGGAGTTATAAGCTTCTTCAAGTATAAAGGACAAACCGAATCCGACCCCGTAGAAATATCTGTCGGCGTTCACTGGGTAGCCAGCTATGAGAAGCTGCAAGTCAAGACCGCGGCAAACTACACGATGTATTCCAAACTCTTCCCCGTCGTAGCTCCCACCCGCTTTGAAGACGAATAACCTCCTCCCCCTACTATGAGCCAAAAAAGAGGATATTCGGACGCTTTTACTTCAATTACAGAAAGGATAATGCAGAATGATTAAGCTCTATTACTATACCAACGATAATGTGGCAGAGTTCAAGTTTGCAGGGAATGCCATTCTCTCAGCGTTAGACCTCGCTCAATATAAAGTTCTGAAAGCTCAGAGCCTTGGAGTGTCTGCCGTGTCATCGCTCTCGAATATCGCCATTCGGGAACTGACACTTTCTGCCGCTGCTGAGATATACAAGCGCAAGGTTACGCTCGAAGTGCAGGAAAGCGATACGAGTTACCGCTATCGATCCGACGCATGGACTGAAACCACGGGTACAATGACTTACACGGGAGGCAAATGGCGCATTTCGGGTGATGTGGTGAACCCTGTCGAGAACTACGAGTTGCGTGCGTACAACGCAATGGACTGGTTTCAAGGTGTGAATAGCGTCGATGATATGCTTACACCCGACAGCACGGGCAAACCTATTTGGCTTACTTACTTTGAAAGTCGTTACCCAGACAATGATGACCTTAACGCCGCATATAAGGATGGCCGTAAAGTGCCATACCAACTATACAAATGGCTTGAATGGTGTCAGAAATGCAACCCTTAACGATGGATGGAAAGAAAAAGATAATATGGATTATTCTATCTTCAATATATGATTACACTTCATTTTAACAATACACAAAAGGACATTAAGGTAAGCGATAGCAGTTACCGCTATCGCTCCTTGATGACAAAGCCTCAACTCGTGTTGAAGTTTTCCTTGCCAGAATATATCGAGTTCCCAATAGGTACATGGTGCGACTACGAGGGCGAGCGTTACACGCTGAATCAATCACAGAACATCAAGAAAAACGGCACACGGAACATTGAATACACATTGACAATGGGCGGTGAGGAGGATAAGATGGGCATATACAAGATGCGCAACACCATCGACCATCGCTTGAAATGGTCGATGTGTGCAAGACCGCATGAATTTGTAGAGGAAATCGTAAAGAACCTCAACGAAAGAATGGGTGAAAACATGTGGTCGGTCGGAACGTGCATCGAACATACGGAAAAGACCGTAGAGTTCAATCACACTTACATTGATGCGGCATTACAAAGTGTTGCGGATGCTTTTGAAACGGAATGGGAAATAGTCAATCATACGATTTCCTTGCACAAGGTGGAATACTTCAAGGACATACCCCTGCCGCTTTCATACGGCAAGGGAAATGGATTCGTGCCTGGAGTTGGGCGAACAACGGCAAGCAACGAGCAGCCCATCAAACGCCTATACATACAAGGTGGTGAGCGCAATATCGACCGATCAAAGTATGGTTCGGCGGAATTGCTCTTGCCGAAAGGACAGACGTATGATTACGAGGGGCGGACATATAAGGCAGATGCCGATGGCTATTACATTGAACGCATTGATAAGGTTTCTGATGCCGTCAAGGAGGATAGTTTAGATTGCTCCGAAACATATCCGTCAAGGGTTGGCACGGTGTCGTCCGTTGAGGTGGTCAATGCTGCCAAGAATTTCTACGACATTATCGACAATACCATCCCCGACGCATTGAACTTCAATGATTATCTTATCAAAGGTAGCAACATGACGATTATCTTTCAGTCGGGCATGTTGGCGAGCAAGGAGTTTGAATTGAAGTATAAGCACGCAGAACGCCGTTTTGAAATCGTGCCGCAAGAGATTGATGGTGTAACGATGCCTAACGACACATGGAAGCCGCAAGTCGGTGATACATACGCCGTATTTGGGTGTATGCTCCCCGATGCCTATATTTGCGACAATACAACTAAAACGGGTGCATCTTGGGATATGTTCAAAGAGGGCGTAAAGTATCTTTACGAACATGAAGACCAAAAGTTCACTTTTACGGGGACATTGCAAGGATTATATGCTAAGCGCAATTGGGAGAATATAGGTGGACGGTTGAAAGTCGGTAGCTATATCCACTTTTCGGATGGGCAATTCGCAAAGGATGGCATCGACATTCGTATAACGGGAGTTAAGGACTTCTTAAACACACCGCATTCGCCAACGCTTGAATTGTCTAATTCTGTATCAGGTAAGAGTGTAAGTTCACAATTAAAGGAAATTGATAATCAAGAGGTTGTTATTAGTGATACAAAGAAGTCTATCATTGAGTTTACAAAACGGCGTTTTCGTGATGCAAAAGAAACGATAGAAATGCTTGATGATTCTTTGTTGAATTATTCGCAATCAGTGAATCCAATCATGGTTCAGACCATGGCCGCACTTGTTGGAGATGAAAGTCTGCAATTTCGATTTATCAAGAGTAAAGAGGACTTCACACCTACCGATTTGCCTGTGTCTTACGACAAAGCCACGAAGCAGCTAATTGTATCGGCTCCGTCATACTTGCAACACATGACCCTCGGCATCAATGCCATATCAAGTAATCATGCTAACACTGATTATAAAGTGTGGCAGATAAACCCGTACACGTCAGCCGTTCTTGATGATGCGAAAAAGAAATATTATCTATACGCAAAGGTAAGCCAAGACACTGCAAATATTGGAGAATTTATGTTATCCACTAAATCAATAGAAATGGACGGTGAAAGAGGCTACTATTATCTATTAGTCGGCATCCTTAATTCGGAAATGGACGGTGAACGTAGCTATGTGTCTTTGTATGGCTTTACCGAGATACTCCCAGGGCGTATCACCACCGATAAAATCGTAAGCGCAGATGGGCTGAATTACATTGATTTGGTCAATAATACAATGGCTTTGGGGAAAAGCCTAAAATACATCAATGGAACCCTATATCTTGATTTCTTATTTTCCAATGGTGCCAATATAGGAGGATGGATATTCGACTCAGGGGTGTTAAAATCCCAAGATGATACGTGTATTCTTGATGGCATAAATGGTTTGATTTTAGCAAATGGGTTTTTACGAAAACAAATGTTACACATAAATTCCAAAAATATTGCAAAATACACGCATAGTATTGATGACATTAAAACTATAGACTACTTTACGGCAGGCGCACTCTTAACGATTGATTACATAGAAGAACAAATATGCTATTTCCCGTCCCTTATTACAGGAACAGAAAGCACACAAAAAAAAGATTACGCACGGTCTTTTATCGGACAAGCTATTGTTATTTACAATAACAGCGGAAACGAAATAGGGGTTAGTGGCGCGTTAAAGACACCTGATAAAGATGATTTTGTTTCACCAATATTAAGAAATAGGCACTATCTTTTTGCACAATGCAAAATCAGGACGACCACAGATGGAATAGAGCAAGTTTATTGGGAATATTTTACCGGAGGATATTAGTGTTAAAAAATATTAGCGCATACATAAAGAGATACTTAATAGGCATCGTTTTACTAAATTTGTACAGAAGTAATATATAAATATATGGATAATGGAATTTTGAGAAATGGGTTGGCATGGGCAATCATGGGAAATGAGGCATTAACCGCCTTGTATGACCTCCGTTGGATGATAGCTGCGGTTATTATGCTGTTATTTGCAGATGCTTATACGGGAACAAGGGAAAGTTTTATGTTGTTTGATGCCGCAAAGGAACGCGGAGATAGGGATGGAATGGAGAGACATCGTTTCCACTTATCAAGATTTACACGCAGAACAGTATGTAAGTTGATAGAATATCTTACTTATATGCTTCTTGGATGTATTTTTGGATTTGCAATATTTGAGCCTTGCGGGATATGCAATCATATTATTTCGGCCTGCATAGGGCTTTCTGTTGGTGCTGCATGTGAAATTTCAAGCATATTAGGGCACATGCTTAAATTGCATCACATAACACTCCCGCGTTTCACATGGGGAACAGCTGGATTATTCTTTGGTAAGGTAATAGCAATCTTTTTGAAACATAAGAATGCAGATTTGGGAGAAGCCGTAGAAGAGACTGTTGAACAAACATTCAAAAAAGAACAAAAATAATGAGAACCATTAAAGAAATAATCGTGCATTGTTCGGCAACGCCAGATGGCAAGGATTATACTGTCGAAGATATAGACCGTTGGCATCGTCAAAAAGGATGGGATTGCATCGGCTATCATTATGTTATCTATCGTGATGGCAGCATACATGGTGGACGTAGTGAAGAAAAGATTGGGGCGCATTGTGTTGGTCATAACAGCAATTCTATTGGTGTATGTTACATCGGCGGACTGTCTTCCGATGGTAAGACGCCCAAAGACACACGAACTGACGCACAGAAGAAAGCATTAACAACGTTGTTACAGACATTGAAAAAGAAATATCCATCTGCATCTATCCACGGGCATAGAGACTTTGCAAAAAAGGCTTGTCCGTCGTTTGATGCAACAAAAGAATACGCAGGACTATGACACAAGACAATCACAAAAAGAATTGGTTATCCATATTATGTGTGCTTCTTTTTGCGAGTGTGGCACTCAATGTATGGCTATATGTCGGAAACCGCATGGCGGACAAGAAAACGTCCACAAAGCAAAGCGTCGATGTTGCAACAAAAATTGATACGGCAAAGGATGTGAATCCACAGCCGACGAATGAGAAGCAGGTGGGCGTTTTTGCGGTGTCAAAGTCTAATTTCGTTAAGCAAGGTAAATGCGGAAAACTTTCTGCAAAAAGCATGATTCCCCATGATTCGGCATCAAATTATGCAGAAACATTTCCGCAACAAACAATCCATTGTGCCGACAGCGTGTTCTTGCCAATCACACAAAAGACCTATCACAAGGATAGTTCATACACGGCGTGGGTTAGTGGCTATTGTCCTAACCTTGACAGCATCCACGTTTACAATCGTACTATCATCAAGACCATAACGATTACCAAATCTAAAAAGGAGAAACGGTTTGGAGTAGGCTTGCAAGCTGGGTATGGATTCGGAAAGAACGGTGCAACACCATATATAGGTGTTGGCGTTCAATATAGATTATTTTGATTTTAGCATACTTGCCATTTTTAAGTTATTAGATGAATTAAGTTAGATGTTTTTGTTAAACGGGGAGGGCGGCTGAATGTGAATTTAGCCGCCCTTATTTTACTCCTCTCGTAAAAACATCGTATATTTACACCAACTGATGTTAATCAGTTGCGTTGAATGCCTCCCGATGTAGCTGATGCAAATTCGGGAGGTTTTTGTATATTTTGTTACCAGTTTGTTACTTATATACAGATATAAAACGAATAACAAACTATGTATCAACAAAATATGAATATAGAATAATTTCTGTGTCGGAAAATAAAAAAGAGTAGAATGTCCATCATATCTTCCCTGCCTGTGTTACACAACATAGACATTTTCAGATAATTATAGATTTGTGGTGTTGAAAACAAATCCTCGAAGGATTTTTGTAAATCTCGCAAATCCTTGAAAATCTGTTTTGCTTGATAATCATTTTACTACTACTCAATAACTGTTTAAACTCTTTGTAGTCCAATGTTTTTAACGATTTCCTTCGGAGAGCATAGAATTCCAGCAGCAGTCCCATTGGTTTAGATGTATTAAAATTATTGGTGTTCGATAAAACTTTTGGGAGTTATCTGTGTTATATAAAATAACGTGAGTTAATGTATTCGCAAGGTTGCGCATCTGATCTCGAAGTTTCTTAGGTTCCAACACTTCCACCTGATCTCCTTGTTGCATGATGAGCTGAAGAAAATCATAGGTTAGCTTTACATCATATGAAAATGTCGTTGACTCTTCATTACTCTCAACCTCTTGTTGTGACTCGTGAAGTGGCAATGTACGTAAGTAGTCTGGTGCATTCCAATATGCCCTCAGAACTACATGTTCAATCGGATCATCACTCGGGATAATACCAGTACATCCTTCATAGAACTTCTTCATGTCGCAACCTTTTTTTATCTTAAAAGTCTTATCAAGAATTGTAACTTCATTGATACGATCAAGACCATACGCACGTATTTCCTTTCGAGGTGAATAACCTTCTTCTCCCTTATGTTTCTTATTGAGCATAACATAGTAAGGATTGT